GGACGCCTTCCCACGGTTCCGCGCAATGAATTTACGCTGTCGGTCCGTAAGGGGGTTATACCCCTTGCAGGCCAACCTGCGCAACCTTGCGTGCTGAAACTGGTAATACCAGTTCCGGCCGGCGCCGATTTGGCTGATAAAGCCAATCTCGGTGCTGCCCTCTCGCTTCTCGCGGGAGTTCTGTGGGAGCAATCCAATGAGATCTACGATAGCATCCTTGCTGGTTCTTTGTAAAAAGCACCACCAGGGAATCCCATGCATGTTTTTTGTGCTTGGGTTCCTTTTTGGACTTATGTCCAAACAGGTCGTAGATGGAGTTGTAGAGCTGATTAATCAGCTTTCATAACCCCTTCATTGGGGACTGGAGATCTCGATGGCTATAAAGCCACCTGCTCTTTTATCCGCTTTCGCTGATGATCTCGTTGAGAACGGATTTACCGACGAAGCTCAATTGGCCCGCTGTATAGCGAGTCTATCTAGCGACGAAGGCTTGTCCGTTACCGATGCTGCGCGCCTGTTCATTGAACGGGAGTGTAGTATTGACTCAAATGACGTTACTGTCACTTCAGCTGCGATACGTTCTCAGCTTAAAGGCATGTTTTGGAAGTACCTAAGTACTGACTCAACACGCCCTGAGCTTGATCGTGTGGCTGTCGAAAAGTTCATGATCGTTAATCAACGACTTGATTCTTGGCAGTATTCGCCTAATACGTCTGGGGATGAAGAACTGATGGGGGCCTTTCGGGCCCTCATTTGGGACTTCTGGAACCCTCAAGGGTTTCCCCTCGTCACGAATTTCCATGATCTTCTTGATCATGGGAGTACCGGACCTGGAGTCTCCGTAGGTGCGCGCGGGACGGACTTCTTTACAAAGATGTTCGCCTCGTGTCCTACCTATACGTCAGAGGTCCTGCTTCAGGTATACCTGAATTGGGCTGATGAGCACCCCACGTGGTCTCAGGCGGAGTCTAACCGCCGACGACTATATGGTGATTGCGTTGCAGTCCAAGGAAGTTCACTGAAGTTCGTGCCGAAAGACATACGCGAGTCACGGACCATTGCGGTCGAACCGAGTTTAAATATGTATTTTCAACTCGGGCTAGGTAATTTACTTAGTAAGCGTGTTAATACCTTCTTTGGTATTGACTTCGCTATTCAACCTTTCTGGAACCGTGAGGCTGCTTGTATCGGGTCGGTGAATGGCTCTTTAGAGCCGGCCATCTCGTCAGTTCACAGCTTCAATTGGGGCTGTGGACTTGCTACGATTGACCTGAAGTCTGCTTCGGACTCTCTAGGTTTAAAAATGCTAGAGTGGGCGCTTCCTGAGGATTTCTTCCGAGTTCTTACTCGGTTAAGATCACCAGTTGCGTCTTTGCCGGACGGCACAAGCGTCGAGTTGAATATGGTTTCTACTATGGGAAACGGCTTTACGTTCCCTTTAGAAACTATGCTCTTCTCTTGCGTTGTTTGCGCTGCTATAAGGTCTTTTGGGTTGATACCCATTAGGCCCTCCTCAAATGGTACTTTCTCTGCTCCCGTGGGAAATCCACAGGAGTGGGGGGTGTTTGGAGACGACTTGGTCGTTCATCCAGACATCGCACCTCGAGTGCTCCGATTACTCGGATTACTCGGATTTGAGGTAAACAGTAGCAAGTCCTTCATTAAGGGACCTTTTCGAGAGTCGTGCGGTTGTGACTTCTATCGAGGTCACGACATCAGAGCCTTCTTTGTCAAGAGGGCTTTAGACAGTCGCACTTCTCTGTACAAAGCCTTTAATGGCTTCTTAGAGTGGTCAACTAGAACTTCGGTATTATTACCGAATACTGGTCGACTACTCCTGTCCGAACTCAGTCTCTACGAGCAGGGGCGAAAGCCCCTTCTCGTTCCGATCGGGGAAGGACGTGATGCGGGTTGTAGGATTCCTTATTCAGTCATGCGAGAATTCTATTGCATGGATGATAAGAGGATCCGATTTAGCAGTCGATTCCAATCGTTCATTTATGAACGGTTAGTTCCGCATGCTAAACAACTTCGCATTGGGGATGGCTTTATTGCTGTCCCTAGAGGCGCGAAGACTCGTGCTTATAACCCTTCTGGGTTACTGCTCGCTTTTCTTCGTGGCGATGTACGCAACGGGCGCATATCCATTAGGCAATCGGATACGCGGTACCGTAAGAGGGGATGTATAACTCCCAATTGGGATTACATTCCTCCTGTACACGACTGGGTTCGCCTGGTTGGTGGCAGGTTAGACATGTGGCGGTTGGAGACCGCCACGAGGGCCTTACTGCTTAACCAGCTTTAAAGTCCTGGGCCGGCTAGATTAGCCGGGGGGTACCCTGTACCTACGAGTGGA